TTTATACGATAGTCCAGATGGGTTTTATGCCTTTTTGAATCATCTACAAGAGGAATTGACTGATGCGATATTGTATATTGAGAAAATAAAGCAGCAGAAATGATAATGGCATTCTTAAACTTTTTAGTATACCTAACTTCTATGGTATCTATAATATTAATCGTTAAATTAATAGTATCATTTTTTACTGGCGACAGAGACTTATTCAAATAAAACACTATGAAAGAATCAGAGTTATTTAAAATGAAGCACGATATAAAGCTAACACAACAAGCCTTAGTCGTAGCATTAGAAAAAATTAAACGCTTAGAAGATGCCACTTTTAAAACCAAAGAAGTACGAGACGAACAATGAATTTATCCGCAGATGTATGGGGAACGCTAAGGTTGGCGAGGAATTCCCAGACAGAGATCAGCGGTTTGCAGTTTGTCAAGGTATTTGGAAAGACAACTTTTCTCCAAAAAAATAGCAAAAATATTTGCTGGTATTAAAGAAATGTCATAAGTTTGTTCAAAACAAGTTGATATTTCAATGAAGATACTCAAGATTTTAATAAGAAAGCCTCAATTTATACTGATATTCCTTTTGATAGGATTGTTGTATATATTTGAGTCTTTTGTTATTGCACTAACAATTCCTTTTGAGTTGATTCAGGTCGGTATAGCTTGGATTATAAAAAAATTATTAAACCTTGTAAAATAGAATTATTATGGGAAGAGTAAAAGAAATGTTTATGGAAATGAACCACGAAGAGTCAGCAGTAGAATTCTACGCTAGATTAGAACTACTTAGAGAGATGCAAGATGAATTGGTGGATTCTAAAGTGCCTGAAAGCGTAAAGAAGACGATACTTAAAACAATATTAGTATAGTCATTATGTATATAGGCAAAGGAAAAGATAGCGATGCTATAGCAACATTAGACGGAGTATTTTGGGATAAACAAGATATTCTATCTCAAATGCAAGATGACAAGTTTTATTTTGGGTATTTAGGTAAAAATGCCTTATCCAGTTCAGCTTGTGGTAAATTATTGGAATCGCCCAGAGCTTATAAAAATAGCTTAAATGGTAGCGGTGAATCAAGACAAGAATTTAGAGATGGAACTTTATTCCATTATAGATTGTTAGAACCAGAAAAATGGAATTCACTTCATTTTATAGATGTCCAGAGTAAAAATACTAAGATATACAAATTAGCAGTCCAGGAATATGGAGAAGATAATGTCTATACTATAAAAGAGAAAGACAATGCGGAAATGATGGCAGCAGCTTATTTTGGCAATTCTAAAGTTTCCCACTATCTTAATGACACTCGTAAAGAGGTAGCTATTATCGGAATGATTGCTGGATTTCCATTCAGAGGCAAGGCTGATATTTTAGGCAATGGATTTATCGTTGACCTTAAAACGACAAGTAAGCCATTGTCTTCATTTAAGTATTCAGCAGATTCTTATGGGTATGATATGCAATGTTTTATATATTGCTATTTATTTGGAATTAGCTACAAGGATTTTAAATTTGTTGTGATAAACAAAACTTCCCATCAAATAGGAATCTTTGATTGTAGTAAAGAATTTTACCATCGAGGTGAACATAAAACTATGGAAGCCCTACAAATATATACAGATTATTTTGTAGATGGCAAAAAGGCAGTTGATGAATTCTATTTATATGATGTACTCTAGTAAAGAAGAATGTTATACTGATGTATACTTGTCGCTAACTATTGGTGTGTTAACCGAAAAGGATAGCGAAGATTTGCTCCATTATTATCGTGATATAGAACATTATGAATGTTGCCAAGGGATATTGGAAGCCCTAAAAGATTTTAGAGATATTAAAAAAGAATATAGAAAATGACAAACACACAAAAATTAATTAAGGAATTAGTAGAAGACTATTACAAGATAGAAATAACAAAGAATGTCCGTAAAAGGGTATATGTTGAGGCTAGAGCCATTTATTACAAATTGCTTAGAGATAATACGAGATGTTCGCTTGAAGAGATTGGCGAAACTATGAATAGAGATCATTCTACAGTTTTACATTTCCTCAAACAAATAAACAATTGGATTGAATACGATAAAGATTTAAGAAGAGATTACGAAATATTAAAAGAAAGACTTTTAACCGCAGCTCAATTAAATCCAAAAGGATTCAAGCTATCTGATAATTTAGAAAACTTCTGGGAAGTAGAATATAAAAATCTAAATGAAAAATACGAAAAGATTCTATTTGAATACAATTGTCTATCAAATAGATTGAATGAGTATACTATTATAGTGGAAGAGAACAAACAGCTAAGAATACAAAATGGTTATTTAAAGTCAAAAGGTAATATTGTTGTTTAGATGGAGGATCAAGATAAACCAAAGAAAATAGACGGAAGAAAAAACAACGGATCGATTAAGGGAGTCTCAAGAGGTCAGGGAAGACCACCTAAGATAAAAGAAAGAGAAACCAATGCCCTTACGTTAAAGGCACTTACAAAAGCGTTTGGTAGCGAGGAAAAGGCTTGGATTCACGTTGCCCAAAAAGCTGCTGAAGGTAATTTCAATTATACTAAGATGCTTTGGGAATATAGATATGGGAAACCTAAAGAACAGCAGGATATAAATGTCAATACGAATATTAATATTCCAGTAGTTGACTTTGCCAAACCGAAAGTAATAGATATAGAGATAGAAGATGAAACAGAAAACGAAGATTGATAGTTTGGTAATTAATCAGGGAATGGAGATGCCAGAGGACTTTTGGAATTATATAGTGAATCCAATAGTTGGTTACCATTATAAGATGAGAAAAAACGATTGGGATAGCCAAAAATAATGACTGATTGTAATTATATAGGATGCTATGGAGAGACTTTGTTCTTTGCTGAATGTATTAAAAGAGGTTACAATGTTAGTAAGCCTATTTTGGATTCTAGCGTTTATGACTGTATTGTTGATACTCATAGTGGACTATATAAGGTGCAAATAAAATCTACAGGCAAAGAGCCTTCGGATGGAGAATCTAATATCAAAATAAATATACAGAATAGTCAAAAAGATTATTCTATAGAATTTATAGATTACTTCGCAGTTTATTCTACTTATTACAATGGGTTTTTTATATTCCGTAATGAAGGTAATATGCAGGCTATAAGATTCAATTTAAGTGGCAAATGGAGAGATACCTTCAATAATTATAATTTCAATAAAGATGGAAAATGAAAATATAAATAAGCCTGGAGTTATTTTTCACCATATAATGAATGGGGAGTGTCTCCCTTGTTATGATCCAAAATATTTAACCGAAAACAATTTCTGGTAGATGTCAAATAAAATAGATTTAAATCCTAAGTATCAATCTCTATTTAATAGCAATAGCAGATATTTTGTAGTTACCGGAGGTAGAGGTTCTGGGAAGTCTTTTGCCATAAACACATTCCTTGTATTACTTACCTACGAACAAAATACCAAAACGCTATTTACTAGATATACAATGAGTAGTGCTGAGATGAGTATTATCCCAGAGTTTAGGGAGAAGCTGGAGCTTATGGGAGTTGAAGATCAATTCATTATAACAAAGACTGAGATTAAGAATAAACTTACTGGAAGTTCTATATATTTTAGTGGGATTAAAACTGCGAGTGGTGATCAGACTGCGAAGCTAAAGTCAATACAAGGAGTAAATACTTTTGTACTTGACGAAGCTGAGGAATTAAATGATGAGGTTAGCTTTGACAAGATAGACTATTCTATTCGTAGTAAAGTTGCCAAGAATAGATGTGTGTTGATATTGAACCCAACTACTAAGGAACATTGGATATACCAAAGATTCTTTCAGAATAGGCAAATACCAGATGGATGGAACGGAACGAAAGAAGGTGTAACCTATATCCACACTACTTATTTAGATAATATAGACAATCTATCGGGGTCTTTTGTAGAACAAATAGAGGATATAAAAAGAAGGAGACCAGAGAAATATAATCACCAGATAATGGGTGGATGGCTACAGAAAGCTGAGGGAGTTGTCTTCGATGATTGGCAGATAGGTGAATTCAATACCGAGATAGATTCAATCTTTGCATTAGATTTCGGATTTGCCAGAGATCAGTCGGCTCTTGTAGAAATTGCCATTGACAAAGTTAGAAAAATTATTTGGTTAAAAGAACATCTATATAAAAAAGGTTTAGTCACCTCCCAGATATACGAACATTGCAGAAGAGTGGCAGGCAGAAAACTAATTGTTTGTGATAATAGCGAGCCGAGACTTTTGTCAGAGATGAAGATGAAAGACCCACCTTTAAATGTTACTCCTACAATAAAAAAGAAAGGGAGTATATTAAGTGGGATTGCCCTTATGCAAGATTACAATATCAATCTGGAGGGGGAGAACTTAGTCAAAGAATTTAATAACTACGTTTGGAGTATTAAAGGAGTTAAGCCTATAGACAATTATAACCACCTTATAGATGCTGCAAGGTATGGGGTTGAATATATATTGACCAGGACAGTACCTAAAGGAATGTATATTGTAAGATAAATTTGCATATTTAAAAAACTATATATATCTTAGCGAAGTCTTTTGATGACTTTTTTTCATAAGTTTGTTTTGTTAATTTGAGCCTCCTAGAAATAGGGGGTTCTTTTTTTTATATTTTTTTGCTAAAATATTTGGCAGTTGCAAAATAATTATTAACTTGCGATATAATTTTAAACAAAGATAATTATGAAAGATCATTTAGACTTAAGAGTAGACCCAGAGAAACTGATGGAAGTTGGCTATGCTTTCTATCATTTCTACGAAATCCACAGAGAAGAATTGAGTAACGATTTTGGCAGATACCTTAGCGAAGGCAATAACGACTACAGCTATCCAGTATTTTGTTTCGCAGCCTTTTCTCAATCCTATAGTGAGTATCATCCTAAACTTAATTAGACTATGGAAGCTAAAACTAAACTAATCCCATTAACAGAATCGCAAGTAACTATACTTAACGAATTGTTGTTTGCCGAGCGTAGACATATATTGTCAGAGCCATTTAAGATATTTGAATATGTAGATCAACTGAATGAGCTTATAGAAATTATGGATCAATACGAAGAAGAATTTTTCAATGAGAGAGTTAAAAGCAAATGAAAGTTTTAGAATTATTTGCAGGTAGTCGTTCTATTGGAAAAGTGGCTGAAGAACTTGGCTATGAGGTATTCAGTTCTGATATTAATTCTTTTGATGGAATTGACTATGTTACTGATATATGGACTAATAATTTGAGAAGTTTATTAAATCCTATGGGTTGGCAGCCTAGACAAGAGTGTTTTAATGGTAATAAAAATTGCCACTACGAATCCGCTCCAAGAGGTAGTAAAACAGGCACTCAAGGAATAAAGGGTAATTATGAGAGAAGTAAAATACCTTACGAATTGTGTAAAGAGATATTAAATTCAACAAATGGAAACAATTAAAATAAACTTAAGTAAAAATCAATTGGATTTAATTCAAGATTGTATCGCCCTTGTCATTGGCAACAAAAGACACTATGGAGACGATATACGAGAGCTATTAGAGCTGATGGATAATATAGATAAACAATTAATAATTAGAAAAGATGGTAGTAAGTAATTGCTGTGGGGCGCCACTAGTTCCAATCGAAACCGAAATTTGTTCTCAATGTTACGAGCATTGTGAGGCAATCGACTATTGTGTAGAATAAATTCAATAGGGTTTTAAATTCAATACCCTTGTGAATTCAATAGGGGTATAAATTCAATAGGGGGTCAAAAATGATCTCCTTTTTTTGTTATTTGCCCTTATTTAGAATCAATATAAATTAACATTTTTTCAACATTTTTATCGAAAAAAGTTTTTTAGTGTCACAAAAACGTTTCATATTTGCAACGTGCAAAAGGCACAACGCAAATATTAACAAACTAAAAACAAACAAATGAAAACAAACAAACAACAAACAACAGCAGCGAAATTGGGAAAGGCGTTTAAATTAGCTCAATACCTTTTTTTAATTTCTTTTTTTATGTACTTATTTGTGAATATTTTAATCGCTAATCTTTAACCTTTATTAATTAACTAAAAACAAAACAAAATGAACAAAAGACAACAAATTTTAGAGATCATTGAACAAACAAACGGGAAATTTTTTACTGTTGATTTTATTAAACAAAACGGAGAATTTCGCACAATGAACGGGCGCACAGGCGTAAAAAAATACCTAAGTAAAAACGGACGCACAATAAAAATAACACCGGCAAACGAAAACGGAATTTTGAGAATTTTCGACACAGACAAAAATTTTTATAGATCGATCAACCTGGACACAATTTTGCGCATTTCGTATAACGGACAAACTTTAAATTTTTAGTACTATGAATTTGTTAACTCAAAACGGAAAAATAAAAGAAACAGGCAAAAAAGTAGGGTTGAACATTTTCAACTTTTCTATACCAGCCTATAAAAGTAGCAGCGGAAAATTAACGTGCCCCTTTGCGAGCGCTTGCGTTAAATATTGCTATGCTCAAAAAGGTAACTATAAACGCTTTCCAAAAATTGGGCAACTAATGGAGGAGCGTTATCAATTGACTAAAAAAACTATTTTTATTGCCTTAATGAATATTGAAATTAAGAAAAAGAAAGCAGACGCAATACGAATTCACGATAGCGGTGATTTTTATTCTAATGAATATCTTAATAAGTGGGTGCAAATTGCAAAAGATAACCCGGGGGTAAAATTTTACGCCTATACAAAATCAATTCCTTTATTTATTGGCAAAAAATTACCCAACAATATGGACGTGATTTTTTCAACTGGATCAAAGAAAGATAATTTAATAAACTTTGAAACGCATCGCCACGCTAAAATTTTTAACAATGTTGATGAACTTGAAAAGGCTGGCTATATTGATGCGTCAAAAATTGACTATTTTGCTACAAAATTCTACAGTAACAACAAAAAAGTAGGTTTAATCTACCACTAAAAACAACAATATGAAACTACATACCTTTGAAATAGTATATTTGTATGGAGGAATTGAATACTCAAAAATATATACTAAGTTTTGCCGATACCCTAAAAAAACTAAATTGTATCGAAATATAATAACGGCACTCAATAACAAAAGTAAAAACTATAATATTCTAAAAATTAAAATTTACTAAAATGAATAAAGAACAGTTTAACCACAATTTAAAGAAAGCTAAGAGACAGGCAGAAACCGAAAGATATCTAAAACAATTAAAAGAAAAAACTAAACTAAACTAAAAAATAAAACTAATTGAATTTTTTACCCCTATTTTAGGGGTTTTTTTATTGCTTTATTTTAGCTAAGTAGCTGAATATCATTGAAAAAATATTTAAATAAGTAGGCACGCCTTTAAATTATCAATTCAATCAACTAATTTCACTTAATAAATTCAATCAAACGCATTTTAAAGCCTTCTAATGGATTTAAATACCTTCAGGCATACCTAACTACCAAAAATGTACGAAAGTCTCTTAAAACGCCTCTAAATAGCTTTAAATTAAATTGTAGATAGATAGAAAAAAGGTACTCTCTGTGTTTATATGTATATATAGTTAAGTAACCCACTCTCTAAACAGAAAGAAATCTCCAACTGCCACTTTGTAAATTCAATAGATATATTTAGTATCTTTACAGTATGAATCTAATAGGATGGTTTAGTGATTTTCAATACGACTCATTCCAATGGTGTATGGAGAATGGCATTAAGATTTATTGTTTGCCAGCTAAAAAAGGACAAGAGTTATACGAGATAGAGGTAGATGATAACGGAAGAAAGTTTCTGAGTGGCAAAAAATACAAGAAGAATGAGGTCGATAGCAAAATCTGGGAATTATACTGTCACTATTATACTAAGTATAATATATAACTATGTTATATTATTTCTTTTTATGTATAACTAAGTATAATAAAGACTGTATAACTAAGTATACTTATAACTCAGTATATAGCTTGTATTATACTAAGTATAATATATAACTATGTATATATATGTGCCATTTTAGCAGTTGGGAATACTATACAACACAAACAATCAAATAAATTATTTTAATATGAAGTTAGAAATATCAGTACCTA